CAGGGATACCTTCACTTATAGCAAATTCACGAAGATTCTTAGCAAGAGTATCATTATATTCTGGAACAAGAGTCTTGATTTCAGAAGAGAAGATATTCAACAACTTCTTCTGACTCTCTTGTTCTTGTTGCTGAATCTTACCGGCAATCTGCTTAAGATGCCCTTCTCGTGAACGACGAACACCCCAGTATTCCTCTTGGAGTTCACTGAGCTGTTCCTTCAGTTCCCTTGCTTGAAAGGTATCTCCTGCCTCTTTTGCTGCTTCCTGTGTCTTCTTGAGATCCCCATATTTCTTAACTAGGGCATTCTCCCTTGCGAGAAGGATATCACCAAGTTGAGAACCAAGAGTAACAAGATCAGCTAGTGCTGTTTGACGATCAGAGTCAATAGCTCCTTTGGCTTTGTCAAGATCTGATTCCTTAGAGGCAATCTCTTTAACCTTGACATAGGCTTCTTGAAGGTCTTTTAGAGAGACTTTCTCAGTCTTTTCTCCATCTTTAATTGGAACCTTATAGTCCCAATCGATATCATCTTCAGAGGCTTCTTCATCTGTTGATTCGTCAGCTACTTCTCCTTCTTCACCTTCTTCTTCAACAGTCTCTTCTTCGTTCGGTTCCTTAGTATCAGGGATCTCTTCTGGCTGTTCCTCTTCTTCAGGTTGAGCTTCACCTTCTCCCTCTTTACCTGGTAAACCAAGCAGGGAAGCCATAGGGCTATTACGAAGGATAGTGTTGATGTCAGGGACACCACTATCAGCAGAAGATGAAGAGATATCGCTATTAAGACCGGTCTCGGTTACTGCTCCAGCAGTCGCAGCATCGACTTCAGCTTGCGTTATTTGACGCGTTGCCATCAGACTGCTCCTTTCCTTCTACGAATGGGGATGTTGGGAATAGTTACTTCTTCTGTAAACTCAACAGGATTGTAAGGAGCATCCCCAAAAGGTTTCTCATCCTCAGGAGCATCTGCGACGATCTGGTAACGGTCTTGGACAATTTCCTCTGCTTGACGCAGGAAGACAAGGATAGAGGCAAAAGACTGGATACGACCAGTACCTCCAAGACCTCCGCATTTAGACATTTCTACAATCAGTTGATCGATTGCGCGATCAAGAGTCATTAGCACCAAAGAGACTTGCTCTTCAGTCACAGCTGTACTATGGTTGATCATTTGTGGCCTTCTTCATCGACTAGTTGTTTTCATCATCATCATCGTCATCATCATTGTCTTGTCGTGACGAAGGATCTAGATCTTCTCTATTCCTATCATCACGACGGACCTGACGTGCTGCATCTTCATGTTCACTAAGAATCGTACTGACATTGGAACCCTTCTGTTCTGCCTTGAGTAACCAAGACTTAACAGAACCAAGTGCCAATGCGCTCTGATATAGATATTCCCTCTTCTTCACTTCTTCGGGAGTCGTATGAATCCACACAGAGAAAAGGTCGTTTAGCAGATCGATAAAGATCTGATCAAAAAACTCAGTTCTATACTGTGTTGATGATTCACCATTCAAAAGGATGATCTGAGCATTCCTATGGAAAGATTCATGAAGATTTTGGTTAGCTTCACGTTCTTCCAATAGTCTTGCTTTCTGTCCTTTGACGTAAGTGTGTTCCTTCGTTCCGGAGGAACTCATAGTCTTCCTAGACTCAGACTCACTAGGATGAGGTGCCTTCTTGACCTCAGGTTGTGAGGAAGCGGCGCTTCGCTCACTTCCTTTTCGTGGTTGATTCATAGTTCTCTTAGTTTGTGAAGAGAAAAGATTATCCCTTCCTTAGGGACCGACTAAAACGAAGTTTTATTCGGTTGGGACGACTGAAAAATCGGTTATATAATTACTGTATCGTTGGAGGCATTGGAGGCATGCCAGGAGCAGCACCAGGCACAGCACCAGGCACAGCACCTTGTGGACCACCAGGAGGTTGTTCTCCCTCCTTAGGAATGGTAACACTAGGTGCATTAATAGCAGAAGAAGAGCTCTTAGACAATACTTCATCTGCCATCTGGAATAGCTGTTGGATATCAGGTTTCTCAGGAAGATCTGCTCCTTCCTTTTGAGCCTTAATAGACAAATCAGCCCATCTCTGGTAGTGTTGATCAAATGCAATCATCAGTTGACGAGTATTGTCTTGGATTGCATTCTTAGTTTGTAGGGCGGTGAGAGCTATAGTACCTTTCCTTTGCTCAATATCAAGCCTACCAATTTCAGCCTGTTGGGCTTGTGCTTTGGCAGCACCTTCTGCCTCTTGTTTCCTACTGGTCTCTGCCTTCTGTTTGAACTCAGGGGTAGTATAGTCTTCAATATAATCAGTAGGACGTAGGTTTAGAGCAGCAAGGGTCTGTGTGGCGATATTAGCTGCTGCTTCAGGTAGGATAACAGAACCAGCACCAGCTTCTTTAAGTGCAGGGATGATCTTAGTACCTATTGTATCCAACTTCTTGAGGGTGTTAGAATTCCCAAACTCTCCTACATCTGCCTGTACGCAGAGATACATTTCGTCAGGTAGAGTACCAGGATCCACCTGTCCGCCATCACCCCACTGATCTACGTAGGAGATCTTATTACCCGCCATCTTGGTTCTAAGGAGAGAGTAGACTCCATCAAGGAATCTCTTAAAGCCAGTCTCAACAAACCTACGTGCCATGTACTGGAGACGTACCTGGGTAGCAGTTTGAACCATCTGTACCTTCTCTTGGGAATTCCCAGAGACATACAGAGTATCGTTAAGACCTTGTGCTGCCTTACTAAGACCAGTAGCTTGTTCTTTATTCTGTTGCAACATCTCCAACAGAGGAACAGTACCTGTCGAGATGGTATCAGGAACTAGGGACATGACAGCATTAGCAGGAGACCCCTGTGTTGGGATAACTTGCTTGGGCTTCATGTTCTGAAGAGCACCAAAGTCAACCATATTAGGATCAGCCAACTTAGGTGCATAGTTGGTCATATAGACATTCTCCACGAATCCACGGAGAATGGCAGTTGTTGCTAGTGTTGTTGGCCTGGCAAGGTCAGCACCGGAGAGACCGTGGAACTCATGTGGGACTTCGAAGGGAACAAGACATGCCATTGGGATGGCTTCTGTATCCTCTTCATCAAGAATGAAATCACCAATGATCGTGAACTTCTTGAGTTCCGCAATACCGTCTCCATCTCTATCAAGACGTATCCACGCATGGGTCTTGAAGACTTGAGAATTAGCTTCATCGACAAAGGACCTAGTGGAAGCTCGCCCTGCCAGATAGTACTCTTCGCCAACAAGCTTCTTACGTACTGCTCTTTCTTCAGAATATTTGACCATGAAGTCGCCAATACCAGCACTACCGATATCATCAAAATTGAAGTCTTCGGGTAGCTTGTCAGCATAGTTCTTACGAATATCAGATCTAGTTGTTTCTTCCTGAATCGCAACAAATGAAGCATCCTCAAGAGATGTCGAATCTCTGGAGATACGGAAAAGCTCAGGTCTAATGTTGTGGATAACAACACGATCCTTGACCTTCTTATTCCTCAGTCGTACATCGTGGTGGACTACTACCTCGAAGGGATCCCCAGTCTCTTCGTTAGTTTTCTGCTGTACTGATGTCTCTCCTTCTGAGATCATCTCTAGATCTTCACTTTGAGCAAGCATAAGATCCAAAGTGTTCTGGTCTAGATCATCGAACTCCTGGTAAACATAGCAATGATCCTCGATGAACTCCCAGTAGATGATAGAGTTCTTCCATAGCAAGGCAGACTTGATCCATGTTGACAGGATAGTCCATCCTGCATTCTCTTTGAAGATGACATGGTTAACAAGGTCAGCAGCAGTCTGTGCAGAAGCCAGGGAGATAGGTGTCTTCTTATAAGGAATGAACCTAGCTAACTTTTCGTCATTGAGGATTAGTTCTGACAAAAGAGCAAGGTAACCTTCTACCACCTCGACAGTATCAGAAGAGACTATTTGGGATACCCCTTGGGGTGACAGGTGACCCTGAGGTACCATCCCATATTCATTGGTAGCTTTGATTCTTTCTCTACTAAGATCAGCAGAGTTGAGCCAGTCACCTACAGAGTTGGCGATACCATTCTGTATGGTATTAATGACCATTTCATCTGTGACAGGTTCGAAGTCATTGGTTGCATTAGATTCGTTATATTCTTGAGAAGGCATTATTAACCTT